GGCCCAATGAGGCGGCGGTTGTGGCGGGGGCGGCGGGTGATGCAGCTGCGCCCGTCGGAGATCCGGCCCAATCCCGCCCAGCCCCGCCGGGAGTTTGACGAAAAGGGGCTCAAGGATCTGGCAGCCTCCGTGGCCCGCCACGGCATCCTCCAGCCTCTGACGGTGCGGCGCACCCCCACCGGCTGGGAGCTGGTGGCGGGAGAGCGGCGTCTGCGGGCGGCAGTGCTGGCGGGGCTCTCCACCGTGCCCTGCCTGGAGACGGAGGCGGACAGCGATGAGAGCGCGGTGCTGGCGTTGGTGGAGAATCTCCAGCGGCGGGACCTGCACTATCTGGAGGAGGCGGAGGCCATCTATGAGGACAGGATCACCGTCTCCATGAGCCAGCGCACTTATACCGAGAGCCAGCTGGCGAGCCTGATCGACACGGTGGACGTGCTGGTCATGGATGCGTTGATGCAGTGATCGGGTTAAACACAACTTTAAGGGGGATACTTATGCACTTTAATGTGTTAAAGCGCTGGGGGAGACTCCTCCTAAATTCTAACATTTTCCATGCGGGGGTGACCTCGCATGGCTAAGGCGAAATATATCGGCGTTGGCGGGATCGCACGCAAGGTCAGCGGTGAGTATGTCGGTGTGAGCGGCATCGCGCGCAAGGTAAAGAGCGGATATATTGGAGTAAGCGGTGTGGCGAGGCAGTTCTTCCCAGGAATCACCACTTGGAGCCGATATACCATCGTCAATGCCAGCACGATCACGAGGAACATACTTCACACATATACCTATGTCGGAACATACAGCCTAAATGCATCAGGTAGCTGGTATCTTGCAACAGCTGGTAGTGGGGTAAACCTAGTTGTCACAGATGACGGAAAGGTTAAGTCCATAAATTCTAGCGGCACCGGTGGATTTAATTTTCGGACAGTAAACGAACACATTGATACTCTCATAAATGATAATGAGGATAGCGTTAATGTTGGATATGCCCGATATTTTTATCTCGGACCGCAAAGTGGGTTCAGCTATATAAGCCACACTGATAGTGATAGTGGATATTGGGAGTATGTAATGGACCCACAATATGTGTACTACAGTGGAAGTAGTTTGTATGGTGCGTCTATTTGTTTCCGAGATCCAAGTAACCCGAAGAATGGTCTTTCCTCTGGATATACTCACCACACATTTTCTCGATTCAGATTAGGCACAACAGATGCCGCCACTGATAGCCTGTATAAGCTCTTGGTAAATGTGAAGTTTGACCGGGGGGACTATGTTGACCAAGTGACCAGTGAGAATCCCAACGCATATCCGACAAACGGAAAGCATACCGACGGCTACTGGTACGTCAAGCAATAAAATTTAAGGAGGAATCCACTATGTTTGAAACCATCAAAAGATTGTACTCCAAATCCGGTGACTCGGTTATCGTCTCCAACGCGGTCAAGAAGGGGTGGATTACTGCCGAGCAGTATGAAGAAATCACCGGCGATAAACACACGGGAAGCTGAGTTCCTTTTGAAGCAGCAGATAGAGATGATAAGGCGAAGGAAAGAGATACCCACAATAAGCAGTTTAACAAGAGGCCTGGAAAAGGCGGGGGGGGGGGGGGGCAGGCCCCCCCCAAATATCGGGAGTAACCCCCCAGGGTGGGTGGGAACCAAATTCTTGCCTTGGCAAAGGCCGCAGGCAGATTGGAAGTGTTGTTTTGACGGGACTGAATGAGTTTGAGAAATTGTTCGGCAACATTACTGTGCTGAACGTGATTGAACTGGTGCTTGCGGCGGTCTTTTTGCTGTTCGTTTACAAGAGAGTCAAAGACTATCTGGTAAAGCGGTATGAGGCAAATAAAGCCAAGGACCAGCAACTGAAAGAAGCTTTGGAAGTGGTAAGCAACTACCCCAATTACCGCAAACAGAGTTTGAAGATACAGAAAGAGCTGAACGATAAAATCGCTGAGCTCGGAGGGAGGCTTGAGGAAATCGAGGAGGAGCGTCGCCGGAGCGAAAGAAATAAGCTCCGAGACATGATTATCCAAAGCTACCGGTACTACACCGATAAAGAAAGGAACCCTAGACAGGTGTGGAACCGCATGGAAGCTGATGCTTTCTGGGAGATCATCCGCGACTATGAAGGCTACAACGGCGACGGATATGTTCATACGAAAATTATTCCCGAGATGGAGGCGCTGACCGTTATCGAGATGGACAACCTCGATCGGCTCGGGCCTCCTACTATTGTGCAAGGGCTTTACCCGATGAAGGAGAAGTGAAATGGAGATCGGCATTATTCTGGCTTCTGTGGGGGCCTTCTTTGGAGGCGCAGTGAGCATCTATGCGCTGCTGGCAATTTCGGCGGTGATCCGAAAAAAGAGGAGCGAGCGGAAAAAGGTGAATATGCGAAGCCGTAGATCCGAAGCCTCCGAAGCGAAGAAGACTGCCGGAAAGGACAAGCCTCGCATTGGGAAGATGGACCTCATTCTGGTCATCATGGGAGTGACCTTGCTACTGTTTACGCTGAAGATGATCCAGCTCTTTGAGATGTACCAAACTGTTCCGGATACGCTGATTACTATGGTGTTCGGCTTCTGCGGCGGTGAGTGCGGCGTTATGGGGTGGATCAAGACCACGAAAGAGCGGCAGACAGATCGTAGGTGGCAGATTGAGGATGAAAAAAGGACGGAGGAAGCTACGAACCTTGCGGAAACTTCTGAGTGGAACGACCCATAAAGGGGGAGTTTTATGGGCCTCATTGGCAAGGCAAACGCAGAGAAGATTTTGAACTACCCCAAGACTGCTGGCCTATCCGACTACGGAGAGGCAGGGCGCATGGGCAACCTGAAGGCTGAGAGCGGCCTGAACCCTATAAACCTCCAAAACAGCTACGAAAAAAAGCTTGGCTACCCCAATCAGTCGGCGACCTGGAGGCCCAGCTTGGCTTGCTAATGAAAGAGTTGTCTACCAGCTACAAGGCCGTTCTGACCACGCTGAGATCTGCAACGACCGTGAAGGCCGCATCCAACGCCGTCCTGCTTCAGTTTGAGCGGCCGGCTGACCAGAGCGCAGCGATGCAGGAAAAGCGGGCCGGGTACGGCCAGACCTACTACGACAAATATGCGGCGAAGACCGCTGAGAAGGAGGAATCGACAGTGGCTACCAAGATTACGACCGCCGCTCAGCTTGCGGAGCGGTGCTTGGACGTGGCCCAGAACTACAAGACGCTGTATGTGATGGGCTGCTTCGGCGCCCCCATGACGGCGGCTAACAAGAAGCGGTACACCCAGAACCACAGCTACAACAAGCAGACCGCCAGGACGAAGATGATTAACACTGCCAGCGCCGATACGTTCGGCTTTGACTGCGTCAATCTCATTAAGGGCCTGTTGTGGAACTGGTGCGGCGATAAGGCCAAGACTTACGGCGGCGCAAGCCATGCCGTCAACGGCGTCCCGGACATTGGCGCTGACACGATGATTACCAAGTGCAAGAACGTGTCCACCACCGGCTGGGCCAATATGGAAGTAGGTGAGGCTCTGTGGGTAAAGGGCCACATCGGCGTCTACATCGGCAATGGTCTCGCCGTTGAGTGTACCCCGGCGTGGAAGAACCGGGTGCAGGTGACATCCGTTGGGAACATCGGGGCCAAGGCTGGCTACAACACCCGGACCTGGAGTAAGCACGGCAAGCTGCCCTATGTGACCTACACCGGAGAGAGCATCAGCACCCCGTCTACCGGAAGCGGCACCACCACGAAGCCCGGCACTGGCGCTACTACGACTGCCGGGGACCTGAAGGTTGGCGACATCGTGGAGTTTACCGGAGATACCCACTACACGAACAGCAACGCCGCCACTGGTGTCAAGTGCAAGCCGGGCACGGCGAAGATCACGAGCATCGCCAAGGGCGCAAAGCACCCGTATCATCTCATCAAAGAGGCGGGCGGCGGCTCCACCGTCTATGGGTGGGTCGATGCCGCTGACATCGCCACATCCGGCGGAGAAGAGGTCTACACCGTAGTCGCCGGAGACACGCTCTGGGGGATTGCCCAAAAGAAGCTCGGCAGCGGCGCCCGGTGGCAGGAGATCTCGAAGCTGAACGGCCTGACCTCTTCGACCATTGTGGTCGGCCAGAAGCTGAAGATTCCGAGCTGATATGGAAGGGATCGCAATAGGAGTTTTGGGGCTGGCATCCGCTGTGGCGGGGCTGGCCTTTGTCGTTTACTGGATCGTTTGCCTTGCCAGATAGGACGGGGAGAAGCACTGTGATGAAACGCAGTGCTCGTCCTGCCCGTTCCACTGTGAAAAGCACGAGGTCCACTGATTTTGAAGAAAGAGGTGTACTATGTCTGAATTCCTAACCCAGCTACTCCAGGCCGTCATCATTGCGGCCATCACGGTCTGCGCCTCGTTCCTGATTCGCTTTCTGAATCAGAAATCCGGTCAGATTGCGGCAGAGACCGACAGTGTTGAGCTGAAGAACCTGCTGGAGCAGGTGACCGATGCCGTAACTACGGCAGTTACTTACACCAGCCAGACCTTCGTTGATGCCCTGAAGAAAGACGGCTTATTTGATGCGGACGCCCAGAAAGAGGCCCTGCAAAAATCGCTTGATAAGGCCGTGTCTCTTCTGTCCGAAACTGCACAGAGCACCCTTGAAGAGATCTATGGCAATCTGAATGACTACCTGACAAGCAAAATCGAGGCCGAGGTGCGGAGCCAGAAAATTACGCTGACAGCGGTTACCGGCTCTGCTGCCGCCGATTCCCCAGAGACTGTGGTAGTCGAAAGCAGAACCGGCGTTGACCCCGCCTACGCCATCCAGATCAGCGAGCTTATGGGAATGAGCGCCGCCGAGCTGAAGAAAAAGGCGGAGGAGTGCGGCGCCAATATTGATGGCCTGACCCAGAAGAAGGACATCGCCCAGGCAATCATCACGACCATCCTGAGCAAAGCGTAAACGGGTCTGCCTCCGCCCGATACGCCCGTCATGCAGGGGTTGGCGCCCCCTCGCCAGCCCAGAAAACTGAATGACGGTATATATGCCCCCTATCCAGGCGTTGTCCTGGGTAGGGGGAATTTTTATTTTCCAGCTACTTGCAAACCTGGGCGGGATGCTATAAAATCTAAGCACAGGATCTGCTCCTGAAGGGATAGGAATCCGAGAAGCGCATATATTGTATGCGAGGAGGTGCGGAAAGTGCAGGACGAAGACTTCAAGTGGTTTATCGAAAACTACGATGAGTTGTTCAAAAAGTATGGGTGTTGCTACCTCGCCATAAAGGACAAGGCAGTATTGGGGGCATATGATAGCCCCAAAGATGCCATCTCGGAGGTCTCAAAGGAACATCCCGTCGGGAGTTTCATTGTCCAGCTGTGTAATGGCGATGAATCTGGATACACCAACTATTTTGCGAATTCGCAGGTTATCGCCCCGTAGGCTTACGGCGCAGCAAATACGAAAGAGAGAGGGTAGGATATGGACCCTTGTCATGCATTTTCGACGAGATCGGATGGGCTGCTGATGCAGCTGCACAACGAAGTTTACATCTCGGCAAACGGACAAAAGGTTACGGTCCGTGCTCTTTGGGATACTGGAGCTACAATGAGTGCCATCTCCCATAGCGTTGCGGAGGACCTGAAACTCGTACCGATTGGGAAGCAAATAGTAGCAACTCCGACGGGCAGTAAAGAAGTAGACACCTTTTGTGTGGACACGATGCTCCCAAACAATGTGAATTTTGAAGGGATCATCGTGATTGACTCTGAAATCGGCTCACAGACCGCCGGAGGAGAGCCGATAGGGATGTTGGTCGGTATGGACATCATCGGCCGGGGTGATTTTGCCGTCACGAATCACAACGGGAGGACGATCTTTACATACCGCTGCCCTTCGGTGGGCTCCATTGACTTTGTCAATCAGCTTGTGATGAAAAACAAAATTGGGACTCCGCATGGAAAAGGAAACGGAAAGCGGAAGGCCAAAAAAAGATAAGACTCCAAAACACCCCCACTTAGCCGAACGGCGGAGTGGGGGTGTTTTCGCATTTCGTCGAGAAATTCAGTTGTGATGCGCCTGATATCAGATAAATTCGCCTCTCAGCTCCAGCTCCATCTGCTGGATCAGGAGACCAGCCTCCAGCAGTCCGAAAGACTTTTCATCAGAGTCCGGCGACTGCCTGAAGTGCGTAACTGCATCCTGAAGGATTCTAAGGACCAGTTTGCGGTCGTCGTCCGTGGCCTGATTCGCTTCAAACTTGTCAGCCAGAGCCATGAACTCTCCCTCGCTTTCAAGTGCGAACAGGGAGAAAGCGGCTGCGGAGCCTCTGAGGAAGTGACATAAGAGTTTATAATCCGCTTTTTCTGGTTTTTTCTTGAACATATTCATCACCTGCCCCGTATCATACAGGAACGGCTCTGTATTGTCAATAAAAAAGCACCCACTTTCATGGGTGCTTTGCCCTGCAATATTTTTTGGCTCCGGCGGTTAAGCAGGGAGCTCTCATTAAATGCGGAAATCGCATGAAGCAGGGCTGAAACAGATTTTAGCATACCAAAATGCCAGAGTCAAGCATCTCTGTCTTTGGGAACAACACCGCAGGGAAAATCAATATACATAATGCCCAATTCTCAAAGTCTGCATTTTACAAAATGTTCTCACGGGCTTTTTAGAAACTCCAGATATACTTATACCTTCGAGCGTAAAACCCGCCAAAACTGATTCTAAGGGCTTCTACGAGCATAATCACCTAAACCGTTTATAAGTAAAAATTTTTCTAAAAATAAAGAAAATTATCTTGACTTTGCCAGTTGGTAATGTATAGTTAAGTTACGGTAATTAAATACCATAACCGAAAGGAAGAGCGATATGAAAAGATCAGAAGTAACGGTCGAGAAACTGAAAGCTCTCGGATATGTGGCGAAAAAGAACTTCGTGAATTCCTGGAGATTTCATAGCGAAGAAACTGACCTGAACGAACGTCAGGCGGAGGAACTTTTTGAACTGACCGTGAAAATTGTGAGATCTGGCCAGAGTTGCGAGATCCGCCGGAACAACTTCAGGCACACCGTAGAGGTGACCGTGAGAGTAGCTGACCGGGATAACCTGGATGGCGGCCCCCAGATTTTCTACTACCTGTCGAGGCCGATGACCGAAGCTGAAATCTTTGAGGCCAATCAGTTCACTGGGAGTTGGGAGGAGAAGCAATGAACACTGCCAAGATGAGTGCATTTGCCCTCCGGGCCATCATGGGAGAGGCTTTCGATGACGACGCTTATGAGCGTGGCCGCCAGGATGCAAGAAAGTTCTTCAGGGAGCACCCGGAGGAGCGTGAGTCCAAGATCGAGGAGGTGAAGCAGAGACTCGAAAGCGGCGTGTACCGGCACAGCCCCGGGCCGTCCTACTGGATTGGCTGCCTCTGCGAAGCTGATTTTACTTGGATGAATGTGTCAGTAAAGATACGTTCCGACATTGGATTCTACATTGGTGACATCTGCTATGTCCTTGATGATCGTCTCTATTATGGAGTCTGGAGAGACCAGAACGAATTTGCAGACGGCACATTTAAGGACCCGGACACAGGGCTTGAGGTGGCCGTCGCCGGGACGGCACACGGAGACGGCTGCTACCTTGGGAGCGACGGAGCTGAGTTCCCTGTCGATGCGGGCGTGATCGGATTGGTGCCGCTGGAGCTGGTATCCAGAGAGAAGGAGCCACAGGGCGGCCGGCTCGGCGAAATCTTTAAGATGCCCGGAGAGGCGGAGTTCATCGCCGAGAATGGGCTGTTCACCGTGAGTCTGCCTGACGGGCACATGGTCGAAATCAACACCGATTATGAATATGACGAGGAGGGCTATGAGAATGAAGAGTAAGCCCTATAAACTGAACGGGAAGCTGTTCCGCTATGATTTCGACCATAGTATGGTCGAGTACATCTATAAGGCGGATGCCGAAGACATTGCACTTGAAGAGGAGTGGGAGAAAACCCACGATGACCGCATCTATGAGATCGACGCTGATGGATACATAGTCATGGATGCCGCCGGGCTGCACAAGGACAACTGGACCAACAAGGCCGCCCGGGACGAATACCTAGCTGCTTGGAGCATGGATCTGGACGCTGAGGCGGCGGCAATGGAAGCCAACTTCGTTAAATACGAACTTCCATATCTGCTTTTAGGGAGGGAAGAACCGTATGAGTCCTGAATTCATGGCCGACCTGGTTATCAGCCTGGCGATCCTGTGCGTGTTCCTGCTGGTGCTGGGCGCCGGTTGCCTGATTGCTGATTTCGTGTTTCCGCACATCCCATTCCTCCAGAAATGGCTTGAAAGCCTGCCCGAGTATGAAGATGACACGGAGATTGCCCGCCTGTATGAAGAGGAGCGCCGGGAACGGCGGGCACGGTGCCGAGCAAGACGAAAGGGGAAATAAGATGAAAGCTAGACAGTATTTTGAGAAGCATCGGCAGGAGATGACCTGTGGTGACGAGAAAAAAGTGCAGGCGGCCATCAACCAGCTCGTTTTGGAGCTGAACGATGAGGCCAAGGATATGCTCAAGTCCAGAAACGTCAATACAGATCGGGCGGCGGTGTCTGTTCTGCGGGAGCTGAATGATAAGTACAATGCGGTCGTCGGCCTGTTCGAGAAGCATTATGGGGCCTCTCCGCTGATGCGAGACGGATACCTGAATCTCTGGAAAAACAGGATGCCGACAATTCAGCAATATCTCCGGCAGGACAGGGGCTTTTAATTTGTTCAATAATTGCCAATTGGTAACGAAAGATAATCTTTAGGAAAATCAAGGGGGTGCAGAAATGACTGAAAGGGTAGAAAAGATCGAGGTCGAGAAGCGGATATTCGTCGCTGATGACGGGACGGAGTTTCAAACGGAGAAGGATTGCAGGCAATATGAGCAGGACTGCGCTGAAAGGAACGCCAAGTTTATTGTGGCAAAGCTGCCGCACTTCACCTGCTCTCCGCAATGGATTGACCCGGATTTCGCGTGGGAGTGGTACTTTGTATCGAGCGACGTGGAACTGGCCGCTGTCCGGGAGGTTGTCTTCAATACGGATGCCAGCGCACAGGAGTATTCACCGCCGGCATACCCACGCTGGATTGCCTGTTCCGTTGACGGCGACGGATATGGAAGTATCGAGGGAACGATAGGGCAGGTCCTTGATGGCTTGGACGAACTCAAGAAAGGCATTGTCGATTTGGCAATGGAGAACGGAGGAGCCTTCCATTGAAAATTCTTTCCTGCGGCGCCGGGATGCAGTCATCGGCCCTGCATCTGATGAGCTGCGAAAACGCCCTGGCAAAGATACGGGGAGAACCGCCTGTATGGCCCCAGGTGCCGATTTACGACATATCCATATTCTGCGATTTGGGATTCGAGCCGCCTTGGGTGAAGAAGCAGGTCGAATTCCTGGCAAACGCCGGCCATTCCTGTGGGGTGCCTCTAGTGATTCTGGATTCTCCGCTCTACACCGACTTTATAGAGAATTTCGGGGAGAGGCGAACAATCAGCATCCCGTGGTGGACGATCCGGGATGACGGCCACAAAAGCAAGATGCCTCGCAACTGCACCATCGACTACAAGGTAGAACTGATCTCCAAGTACGTCCGGTGGGAGTTGCTTGGCTACAAAAAGGGGCAGCGGCTCCGGGACGAAGACAAGAAGGCCCACGAGATGCACATGGTCTTCAGCGCAGAGGAGGCCCGCCGGTGCAAAGAAAGCCCGAACCCGATGTTCGTGAACCGTTTCCCGCTGGTCGATATGGGGCTCACCCGGGCTGACAACTACGCCTACATCAAGGATGTATGGGGCTTGGAGACCAAGGCTTCGGCCTGCTCGTTCTGACCGTTCCACAAGAACTACTTCTTCAAATTCCTGCGGGAGAATGAGCCGGAGCAGTACGCCCAGGTTGTGGGCGTCGATGAGCTGCTGCGGGACAAGAATCCGAAGCCGCCCATGGACAGCGACCTGTTCATCAGCCGGAGCCGGAAGCGGCTCATGGACCTGACCGACGAGGACTGTAACGATGCTGAGTGCTTCGAATACTGTGGGAAGCAAATCTGGAACGGATTTTGATTTGAGAGGAGAATTCGATGAATGTCCAGGATTTAATTTACTCTGCAAAGTGCTGCGACCTGAAAGACTGCAACGATTGCCCGAGCAGAAGCAGGACTGCTTGCAGGGAGAGGACCATGCAGGGATTGGCCTGCGAGGTTGAACGGCTCCAGAGGATGGTCGTCAGGGAGAGCGTCGAAATGGCCGACGCCCTGCGCGACCTGTTCACTGTATGTGAAACGCCGGACCCCGCCATCCGGCTCAGGAAAGCAGAGAAGTGGCGCCAATGGATGATGAATGAAGGGAATGGTAGAAAATGAGCCAGTTTATCCGTGAAATCGAACCTAGGGTGGAGCTGTTCCGGGATGCCGTGACCGGGATCGCCTGGGCCGAAGACCATAGGACCGGCCTCGGCGTCAGCGTACACCCGAATATCGACGAAAACGGAAGCGTTGAGGGAATGGTAGCCCGGGGCTACTGGAGATCCAGCGACCGAGTTGCAAGGAGCCACGGGTGGATTTACAACATCGACCGGTTTGTCTGCAACGATGAGGACCCGGTCGAGGCCATCGTAGCTGAAGAGTGTATGTGCCCGGCCTGTATTGAGCGCCGGGCGGCACAGAGGGAGAGGAAGCGGTATGCGTGCCCCGTCTGCCACAACACCGAGCACCTGCCCGAGGCGAGATTCTGCATGATCTGCGGGGAGCCGTTTCCGTTATCAAAACAAGGAAAGGCGTGATCGAAAATGGAAAGTCCGTTTGTAAATGACCCGTTTGCGATGGTGTGGCAGGCATTTAAGAACCTGTACCCCGGGAAGGACTGCGAGGTACAGTGGCAGCCGGGGATTCAGGATGATGGGCTGTCTGAGCAGGGCTACGGATTCACTGAATTCTGTGAGGACGGCTCTATCCTCGTAGCGGTAGATGCCAACCTCCGGGTATCAAATGCTGTGGAGGTTCTGGCGCATGAGCTGGCTCATGTGGCCGTGGGCATTGAAAATGAGCATGGGGCCGCCTGGGAGGCGGCCTTCGAGGCCATCTTCCAGGAGTATGGCCGAATTGCTGAGGAAATGTTCGGAGAACAGGAGTCAGAAGAATGAGATATGCACCTATCGGAAATGAAAGGGAGGCCCTGGATCGGATCAATGGCCTTGGTTTTGACCAGTACATCATTGCCTCATACGAAGAAGCCTGGCAAAGGGAGGAGGGGGAACCGGAGATTGAGAGAACGACCGACATTGCCCATGCCGTGGAAACCTTTTTCGATCTGTGTGGCGTGATCCTGTGCGTGGAGCTGCGGGGCGTCGATCTCGACGGAAGCGAATACCCCGTCTGCATAGGCGGGACCGCTCCCGACCTCAGCGAAGAAGGGGAGTACATCAAGGAATGATGGACCGATCCAAAACTTCCTTAGTGGAGAACACGCTGTTTGGAACTGAGGACATCGTTGAGAAGGCCGTAAAGGAGATCCAGGCCACAGCAAAGACTGGTCGGCTCTGTCTTAGATTTTCTGGCGGCAAGGACAGCGTCGTCGTCAAGCGGCTGCTTGATATGGCCGGAGTCCCCTATACGGCGAGATTCAGCAGGACATCGGTTGACCCGCCGGAGCTGCTTGACTTCATCCGCCGGGAGCACCAGGACGTGATTGTCGAGGAGCCAAGGATCAGTATGTTCCAGCTCATCATCAAGAAGGGGTTCCCTCCGACTAGGGTGTGCCGGTACTGCTGCCAGGAGTTCAAGGAGCGAAACGTCTGCGGGAAAGGGGATGGGCTTCTGACGGTTACTGGGGTGCGGAAGGCAGAGAGCCCCAGGCGGGAAAGCCGGGCCAAGTACGAAACTTGCCAGGCCGACAGAGGGGTCAACTTCTACCATCCCATCGTGAATTGGAGTGATGAGCAGGTCTGGGACTTCATCCGGGCGGAGCGTATCCCGTACTGCCAGCTCTACGACGAGGAGGGCATCACCAGGATCGGTTGTGTAGGCTGCCCGCTGGCTTCATCCAGCAAGATCCTGGCGGAGTTCAAGAGGTGGCCTCAATTTGAAAAGGCGTACCTCTGGGCGTTCGAGAAAATGCTGGAGGGAAGGTCCTTCGACAAGTGGAAGACAAAGTTTGACGTGATGGACTGGTACATCTACGGGGCCGAGGAAGATTGCAGGGAGGTTGCCGCCTTGGGGTTGATGGAGACATCTACCTGCCGACCGTAGAGCAGGCCAGAGAGCTGATTGAGGGGGTGATGAAATGATTGGAATTAACCTAAAAGCTATTGTACTGAAAGCGGCAAAGGCGGGCGTCGAGTTGACAATGAGCTTCGAGGGAGGCGACCGGGTGGTGCTCAGGGCAAGGAGGGGCATCTTCACCATCAACTATGACATCTCGGCTTGGGAGGTTAACCCGAAGATATGGCAGCAAGGAGATCAGTTTATGCGTATCGTGGAGGATTTGATTTACCGCTTGGACGAAGCGGAACAGAAAAGGATTGAGACAGGAGGCACAGAAAAATGAAAGAGCAGTTTATCGAGATTTTCAATGACCACATCAGGCGCCCCGGGGCAGATGCGCTTCTGGCCTGGCTGGAGAAGTCCGACTTCTTTACGGCACCGGCCTCGACCCGCTTCCATCTTTCGGAGCCGGGCGGCCTGGTGAAACACAGCATCCACGTCTATGAGCGGCTGCGGGAGATGTTCAGCAATGAGTTGGAGCGAAATACCGACGGTCCGGTCATTCTCTCCGACGAGGATGAGGAGAAGATCGCCATATGTGGATTGCTCCACGACATCTGTAAAGTGAACTTCTACGATGTGGAGATGCGTAACCGAAAGAATGAGCGGGGGCAGTGGGAGAAGTATCCGTACTATGTGGTAAATGACCAGCTTCCCTACGGCCACGGCGAAAAATCGGTCTATATCATCTCTGGCTTTATGAAGCTCACCCGCGAGGAAACCATGGCGATCCGCTGGCACATGGGCTTTAGCGACAACGACTTTAAGGCCGGTGGCTTCTCGGTTGGCAACGCTTTCGAGAAGTTTACTCTGGCACTTCTGACCCACTTAGCCGACCTTCAGGCCACCTATCTCGATGAGGCGGACCAGAATGGGAAGAACGGATGAGTGGATCGCCATCAGCGGATACCGGTGGCCGTATCGCATAAACCGGAAGGGATGCGTCCAGAAGCAGCTTGAGGATGGGAGCTGGTACACCCTGAAGCCGTACATTGGAGGCGGGCGCTCCAGGGCCATGGTAAAGATGCGGAGCAAGGATAACCGCAAAATCGAGGTGCCGCTGGTCTGGCTCATGGCCGACGCTTTTATGGGCGGTCAGAGGCCCGGATACGGAATCGTACACCGGAATGGTGCCAAGCTCGACTGTGCCCTGGAAAACCTGAAGTTCATGCCACTGCGGGAATGTGGACGCCTCTCGTGTAGATCCCGCCGGCGGGCAGTGGAAAAGATAGATCGAAACGGTCAGATAGTAGCAATCTACGCCTCAGCCCGGGAGGCGGCCCGAAAGAACTTCATAAGCCAGAACTCAATCTGGGCCAGATGCAACGGAAGAGTGAAAGACCCGTTCTGCCTGGATGACCACGACTACCGATACGAACAAAGGAGATAGGCGTATGAAAATCAAATTGAAGCCATTGAACAGGGGAGACAGAAAAGGTCACCACAGCGATGATTTGACGGATGCGGTAGCCCTGAAGCGGATGTTCCCGAAGGCGGCTATTATCCAGAGGGGATGCGGAGGACACCTCATCATCGGGGACAAGGATAGCAAAGTGATTGCGGTCCTCCCGCCGGACACCAAGGCTTTTCCGACCGTCCTGTACGGGCAGACGACAATGATTGATGACATCATTGCTGCTGTCCGCTTGGAGGTTAAAAGGAATGAGTGAGTACAAGCCCTACATCGACGAGAATGGGCGCCTCTACCTGTTCTCGCTCTGTGATGGGACCCTGATATTCCTCCAGCAGCTTATAGTCTCTCTTGAACGGCTGGGCTGCAAGGACATCAGGCGCAGCCGAAAGATATTGACGGAGGGGATGCCCGAAGGGAAGCCGTGGATGAACTGCCTGTATGAAGCAAGTGGGCAGCTCCCGTACTCGCTCTGGCCTGGAGCACAGGTTGTCGAGTTGCCGGGCGGAAAGTATGGGTTGGTTGGCCCTGACATTGTGATTCGGAATACCGACAGGGAGAACCGGTATCATGATAGCCCGTGCCGAAGATGGCTTGACGAAACCTTCTTGGGGAGACTGACCACCGGCGTCAAAAAGGAGTTATGGAAGGAGGAGAGTGCCGATGAAGGCAATCACGATTCGGCAACCGTGGGCCAGCCTGATTGTCTCCTTGGATCAGAATGGAAGGCCGCTCAAGAGCGTGGAAACTCGGAGTTGGAAGACGGGCTACCGGGGGCCCCTGGCGATTCACGCCGGTAAGTTCCGCCCCGATATGTTCTTTATGGGCATGAACGGAAAGAAGATGGACATATTCGCCGAAGCCGGCCTGCATGGAGACAACGACATCCTGAACCTGCCGTATGGGGCAGTGATTGGGAAGGTAACGCTGGTGGACTGCCTGCCCTTGGAGGAACTGGCAGGCTATGCACTGGATACGCCCCGGGAAAGAGCGTTTGGCAACTGGTCCCCGGGGCGATATGGGTGGATTCTCTCTAACCCGATACTGTTTGAAAAGCCCATACCCGCCAGAGGGAAGCAGGGCATTTGGGATTGGGAGCCAGAAGAAATGTGAAAGCCGGCGCCAAGGCGCCGAGGAAATGGAGGTTAGATATGAAAGACATCATTTCAATGAATGAGGTTGACACCCAGCGGGAGAACGACGGGTACGGAGAGCTGCTTGCCGGCATCCGCCGCTCTTTCGATGAGGCTGTAAGAGATGGCGAGGAGCCTCTGTTCACCACAAATGCAACCGGGCTGTACGATATGATCCTGTCTGAGCTGCCTGCTCAGGCACGGCAGCATTACGACTGCAACGCCTGTCGCCACTTCGTCAATAGATATGGTGGACTCGTCCGCATCGACGACAGGGGCGAAATCCATCCTGTTATGTGGGGCTTTGAACCCCCTGCTTTCTTCGCAAAGGCCGTCGCATCTGTGGCCGTAGAGGTTGAAAATTCCAAGGTGACGGGTGCGTTTGTCACATCCGAACGAAAGCTCGGCACACCCAAGACCGGCTCCTGGACGCACATGGCAGTAGATACGCCCAAGAAGATGGTCTACTCCAATCTCCTGAAGACCGCACATCAGCAGGCATCCGAAAAGTCCGAAGACTACAAGATGCTCAACAACGCCATGAGCAAATACCAAAAGGGAACTGTCGAAGCCGCCGTAAACCTGCTTCGCTCTGAGGCTCTGTACCGCAGCGAAAAGGTACTCGGCGTAGCTGAATGGTTCCTCGGCGTATTGAACGATACCGAGGGAAAGCGGAGCAGACTGCGTTCCAACATCGTATGGAAGAAGGCCGCAACTGCTCCTGTCGGCTTCTGCCATGTTTCCTCCAGTATGATTGGTACGCTTTTGGATGACATCGAGGATGGTCTCAGCCTGGAGGATGTCAAGAGCCGCTTTGCCGAGAAGATGAACCCGACGCAGTATCAGCGGCCGAAGGCGGCACCTTCCGCCGGGAACGTGGCGCAGGCGGAGAGGATCGTCGAAAAGTTAGGTATTGCCAATTCCCTGAAGCGGCGCTATGCCCGCTTGGATGAGATCCAGACGATTTGGAGACCGATTCCGGTCAAGAAGGCGGGAGGGGTATCCGCTGGCGTATTCGCCCGGGTAGCCACCAAGGAGCAGCAGCGGGAGAGTCCGAACGCAATGAGCGGGCCGACCGTGACCATCACCTGGGAGAAGTTCCGGCGGACGGTTCTGGGCTCTGCCAGAAAGATCGAGTTCTATGTGCCCGGGAAGGAGGAATGCTACACGGCAATCTTGACCGCCGAGGACCAGGAGGCGCCTCCTATCATCCTGTGGGATACGGAGGAGAACCGGAACCCCTTCTCTTGGTATGTGTACTCTGGCGGCTCAACCCCGTCCAGATGGAACCTGTTGCGTGGCTATGTGGAGGTCACCGGAGTCACTTTGCAGCCGAACCTCTGGCAGCCTGGATATGAGCACAGAGGCGCAAGCGTCATCTTCATCCTGAATGGTGCAAAGGACCGGGACCGTAGGAGTACCGGCCTCGCCCTGTTCCCGGAGGTGTTGAAGTCGGAGCTGCATGAGGTGCGGTCCACCATCGAGGCGTACTCCAAAAGTGAAAAGCTCGGCGGTGCAGATGAGGCATCCGCCTGCGGCGTCCGGCTCCAGAAGGGGCTAAACTGGAACGCCCAGTTCCGGGTGACTACGGACATCGGCACCACCATCTACAAGCTAGACCGCTGGGATTGAGGGAGGTATCAGAGATGGACTACAAGCCTACTGTTGTATTTGATTTCGACGGCGTCATCCACAGCTACACGTCCGGCTGGAAAGGTACAGCAGAGATCCCCGACCCGCCGGTCCCCGGAATTGGGGAAGCAATTACAAAACTCCGCCAACTCGGGTATAGGGTAGTGGGCGTATCGACCCGGGGCT